CATTCCATTATATTTTTTAATATAATCTTTAAATTGATTATAATGAAGAAGATAAATGTAATTATCGATGCCAATAATAGAATTGTTTAATTTATTTAAAGGGACAATTAATTTAATAGGAATATCTTTACAAATATGTTTAGGAGTGCCACCTCTTTTACGGTGAGGGGCATCGTCTATTAGTTTTATTTCGCCGAAATGATTAATAATTAATAGACTATTAAGTTCATTGTTATAAAAACGATTTAAAACTAATTTAATTGTTTCGTTATTATCTAATTTTACTAAATTTTTTTTACCAGAACTTTCTCGTGTTGTTCGTAAGTTCATCGGATCAAAATTAATATCGATAATAACGATTTTATTATGAGATGTTACGACGTAAAAATAGTTAGAATATAATGGTTCGATAGCAACAATTTCATCGTCATCATTTAATAATTTAATTATTTTTTGTCGTCGGCTAATATCGAACATTTTTCCATTAACAATTTTATAAAGACCTTGTTTGGTAACGATAAGATAATTCATATCAAAATCGTAATTCAAATAATTATTTTGTCGAGTGTAAAAATAATATATTCTATTTTCGATTTTTAAATATGTATCAGGTTCTTTTATTACTTTATAAATCGTATCTTTTTCAAAACGTATAATAGGTTTATGTAAGTTAATCATGGTAATACCTGGATATCACGTACAAGAATTTCATATGTTGTTTTTGTACATTGTTCTTTGTGATCATAATAATCACGATCTACAAATTTACCAATGACTTTAATTTTTGTTCGCAATTTCATATCTCGAAATAGATTAGCATTTAAGTTGTGTCCAACACACGGAATAAAATCATGAACAGTATCATTGTTTCTTTTAACAGCAATAATTACACTGCAAATATTATGATTTTTTTTATTTATGATTTTACTTTTTTTACAAACAAAACCAGTTAAAATTACTTCGTTATAATTATTAATTTGTTGATTGCCTTGTGTTATATATCCAAAAACACTTAATTTACTTTTATCATTATCTCTTTTAATATTTTTTGTTCTTAACTCTCCGTAAAGATTTACATGAGAGTCTTCTTTTAAATTATATACCTGTTTAACATTATCCTTAAATTGAACAGGTATTTTAATATTTTTCTTTTCAATATTCATACTAACACTAGCAGAATATATATCTTGCCCAGAACGTTCAGTGTGAGATTTTTTAATATCGCATAACGTCCCAGAAACATTAAGGAAGTTATTCATTAAAGATTTTCCTTTTTAAGATACTTTTTAAATATAATATTTAAGCCAGATTTTTCGTCGAAATCAGCACGTGAAATAGACAAACTCCATTTTGTCATATCGATCGATGGGAATCTAACGTCCCCCACTTTAAAATCATCGACTTCTGTTATATACAAACAATTAGCATACGGCATGAATTGTTTATATATTTCACCGCCACCTATAATATAATAGTCTACATTTGGATCGATGGCCTCTAGAACGTCATCGATACTGCTAAATGAACGAGCTTTATTAAAACTCGTATCTCTGGTAATCACCCAATGTTCACGGTTAGGTAATAAATCAGGTAAACTTTCAAATGTTTTACGACCCATTATAATTACATGATTAACTGTTTTTCGTTTAAAGAATGCTAAATCTTTCGGAATATGATATAGCATTTTATTATCTTTACCAATATAATCAAAATTATTTTTACAAACAATCATGTTGATCATACGGCAACCTCAAATTCGATTTTACCACTATGTTTATAATTTTTTACTTCGAAACAATCGGCATCGAATTCATAAAAATTATCGAAATTATCTTTTAAAATAACTTCTGGTAATGAATATGTTTCATTTGATAACTGTTGCATTGCACCTTGATAGTGATTTTCATAAACATGACAATCATTAATCATTACGGTGAACTTACCAGGTTTTAATCCACTAGTTTTTGCTAATACTAATGTTAACATTGCATATTGAGCAATATTATAAGGATTTCCAACGCAAAAATCATTCGAACGAATATTTAATAAGCAATGAAGTTTATCTTTTTCAACATTCCATTCCGTTAAAAATGCACATGGTTGTAATTCCATATCGTTTAGCTCTTCGACATTCCAAAGACTAACGACCATGCGGCGACTATCTTTATTATGATGTAAATCGTAAATTAATTTGTCGACTTGGTTCATATAAATTTCGCCATTTTTACCGACACGATAATTTTTAATTTTTCCTTCTCTTTTTAAATCGAGGGCAAGTTGAGCATTTACGTCAAAATATTTATATTCTTTTGCTAATTGATATCCATAAGCTTTGCCAATAGTACCGTCAGTACGTTTCCATTCGTCCCAAATTTTAACGCCGTATTTTCTATTTAAGAAATTAACGTCGTTAGAACGATCTTGCCAAATCCAAAGCATTTCTTTTGTTGCTGTTTTAAGCCCGACAAATTTACTTGTAAGTAATGGAAATTCTTTAGACAAATCGAAAGACATCATTTGATGTGGAATACTATAAGTTGCAATTCCGGTACGGTTTTGCTTTTTAGTTCCTTTTGCGAGGATATTGATTAAAATTTTTAAATATTGTGCATCGACATTATTATTATAAGTTCCTTTAAAATAATTTCGTAAAGCACAAATCATATTATTAAACATTAATAGCTCCTAATATACATGATCTTCATCGTCGATTAAATCATAATAGCGATATAAAATACCGCGTGCTGTTTCACCAATAGTTTCAGATAAAGATACATCTTTATTGAAATCAACCTGAGCTTTAAAGCCTCTTGGTTTGATTAATAATTTACTACTAGCAATATATGAATCGACACGACCACGTAAACCAGAAGTACCAACTCTAAATACAAATTGGAATATTTTATCGTCGAATTCAACTTGAATAGGTTCACCAAATTTACCTTTAGCAAGTTTTTCTCCGACATATTCTGAAATTTGATTTAGATTACTTCTAAGTTCACTATCTAATTTTAAAAATTTTTCCCAGTCTTTTATCTGAGAATCAATATGTTCTAATTGATCCATAATGTCACCTCATGAATAATAAAAATAGTGGGCATACAAAAAGTATACCCACCATAATTATATCATGAGATAACTAATTTTTCAATTAGATATCTAAAACATCGTCATCGTCTGCGGAAGTAGATTTTTCATCGCCGAAGCTTTCGAAATTAGATGTAGTTTCGCCTTCTGTAACTTTAGAACCAGATACAAAATAGAAATCATCAAGAAGCAAATCGTTAGTATAAACCATTTTGCCTTCTTTGTTTTCATAACTATTATTTTGAAGATGACAAACTACGATAAATTCTTGACCGCGTTTAATGTAATTACCAATAGCTTCCGCTTTTTTGCCAAAAGCTGTAACAGTAAAGATATCTTCTGGATAATATTGTTCGCCTTCTGCTTTCCAGTTACGACGAACACCAAAAGAAAAGCGTGCACGAGAACGATTGCTTTCGCCATCACCATACGTTACGTCGAATGGGAAATTTTCATGATTAGGAATACGACCTTGTAAAATTACTTGATTAAGTGCCATAGTTGTGGCCTCCTTTTTAATATAAAATAGAATATATATTCAAAGTGTTATTTTTTTAACACACTAAGAATCGCTTCGATATTATAACGATTTAATTGACTAATATCGTTTAACACACCGCCAGAAATTTCTTTCATTACGCTGACAATTTTGTCTTCATCGTAACGAGCAATTTCTTCACGAAGAGTTAAATAATGGGCGAGATTGTCGACATAGAAAGGCGTAATTGTTTTAAATGTCATATCCTTATCTTCTTCGTCTAAAATCTCTTTAAAATATTTTTCCAGAAGCTCATGATTTTCAGCTGCTTCTTTTGCAAATGCATTAATTTTTTGGCGTTGAGCAGCAAGTTCTGCTTTTGCGCCAGGATTAGATTTAAATGTCTCTTCTCGTTTAAATTTACTTACGTAACAATCGAGTTGAGACTCATTAAATTCTAAAGGCTTTGTATCTGTTTCATTAACTTTTTCGACAGACTTTTCAGATTCAGTTTCTGCTTCTTTACTGGGAACAATATTAGGTTCTTCTACATGAACTTTGTCCTCGCTTCCCATACCTAATTTTTCAGGAAGTAAAACATTTCCTTCAAAATCTGTTACGGGAATATCTTCAGATTTTGTTTCTGTTTTTGTTTTAGCGCTAGGACGACCACGTTTTTTAGGTTTGTCTTCTTTTGCTTCAACAATTTCAGAAACAGTTTCTGGTTCTTTTTCTGCAGGTTTAATTTGTTCTTCTGTTTTTTGTTCTTCCCAGAATTGTTTTTCATCGACAGCAGATCGGTCTAATGCTTGTTGCATTTTGTCGACAGTTCCAGAAGCATACATTTCATGTAATAATCTTACTTCATCAGTAGATAATTTGTCGATATTTTGAACTAATTTGTTAACAGAAGAAAGCAATGCAGACAATACGTCTTGAGTTAAATTCATTATTATTCTTCTTTCTTTAAGTAATATTCGAATTTCTTTTCGACATCTTCTTTTGTGATTTTGATCTTTTTAGTCTTAGAATTAATTTCAAAGATTTTATCATCAACTAATGCTTCGCAAACACTACGGAGAGCTCGAGCACCAGTTTTACGATCATAAGCTAATTTAGCAATAGTATTAATTGTATCGTCATCAAATTCTAATTCGACGCCATACATACTTACTAGCTCTTTTAATTGTTTAAAGATAGCATGCTTAGGTTGTGTTAAAATATTTTCTAAATCTTCGATACTTAATTCTTTTAATGGACAAATAACTGGTAATCGGCCTAATAATTCAGGAATAATACCAAAATTACTTAAATCTTCCGGTAAAATATTATCGATTAAACCGTTATAAGTAATTTCATCTTGAATTTCATTTTCAGATTTTACCGTCGTAAAACCAAAACCATTATCGACAGATTTATTTAAACGTTCAGCAATTTTATTTTCGATACCGGTAAATGCACCGCCACAAATGAATAGAATATTACTTGTATCAATTTCTACCGTGCTACCTTGACCTAGAATGCCACCAGTTTTAATGGCGACTTTGCCACCTTCAACAAGTTTCAATAATTCATATTGTACGTCACGACCACCGATATCACTACCTTGAGTACCAGCATTTTGAGGATCACGAGCAGCAATTTTATCGATTTCGTCGATATATACGATGCCCTGTTCTGTTTTCGAAACGTCTTCGCCAGCTTCTCTGTATAATTTTGTAATAATACTATTTACGTCTTCACCAACAACAATTTGTTATCCTATAGGCTTTTTATCCTATAGCTCTTACAGTTACCTGTAAGTTCAGCGTACATTTTTTCAGTAAAAATATTATACGAACTGAAGTAATCACTCTTGGGAATATTTTATTCTTATTGCTAAGGTTCAATTCCTACGCGTTACGGTGTCAAAAATCTTTTAAAATTTTTGATTACCTCGGTATTTTCCACATGGGCTCTTCACCGATTTTGATTACTTTAATTACTCTGATTTATTCGTATTTTCATCAGAGAGGGCTTGTTTAAGAAGTAAATATCTTTCCATTTTTCTATCAAGAAAAATGTTAGCATTAGAATATAAATAATCATAAAAAGACAATGTTTGTTTTTTCTTATATAAGACTAATTTTTTGTATGTTTTATAATCATCAATTTTGAATTCAAAATTTTTTAATTCTTCAAAAATAGAATTTGTTAAATCTGATGATCCTATAACTATTACCGTTTGAATTTTCTTAGGATTTTTAGTTATGTATCCATTTCCATCAAAATATCCTCGAATAAAACTTGGAATAAGTTCTTTTTTTAAATTAGGCATTATTGCATTTTTTGTTTTATTATAAACTACACCGAATTTAATTAAATCTTCAACCAGTTTTTTTGAAACTATAGATACAATACAAGTACTTCTATTTTTTCTATGTTTTATTTCTAAGTTTTGTGCTTCTATATCTTTTATAAACTTTTTTAAATGATTTTCATCAACAGATCCAAGTTCTATAGATAATCTATTTTTATATACATTCCCATCAGCCATAATAAAACCCAACCAATAGGCTCTTGTTTCTGTATTTATATTTTTGAAAAAATCATGATTAAAAGTTACATTTGGTCTTTTATAAGTAAAACGCATATCAACATTTTTCTTTTTTATATATGCTGAAAATGACTTTACAGAAATTTTTAATTGTTCTGCTACTTTATACATAGGAATTTTATCATCAACGTACATTTTTAATCCTTTAACATATCTAGGATCTTCTATTTCAAAATGTACATTTTTTTTAATTTCTATTCCATTTCGTTTAAAATACCTTCGCAAACAACTAACATCTACATTGTATTTTTTTGCCAATGCTGATGTTGATATTCCTTTGTTTTCAGTATATTCTTTTATTGCTTTTTTATATTTTTCTTCGTTTTTATATTTTGACATGGTTATTGCCTCCTATGGCTATAATTATATCAAAATATATATTTGCTTGTCAACCCCGATTTGGTGAGACTTGAAGCATCTGCAATAACACATGGTCTTTTTAGTAATTTAGAAATTTGTTTGATAAGGAAAGTTTTGCCGACGCCCGAAGACCCGATCATAAGTACGTTGCCTTTCTCTACGTCGACTCCAGCTTTTTCTTTTTTAAGAGCGTTATATTCTAATAACTTAGAATGATTTGTAATAGCTACGCTAAGAATTTTCTTAGCATAATCTTGATTAATTACACTTTCGTCTAAATATTCTTTAATTTGAGATGGTAATAATTTAGATTTTTTTACCTTTGGTTTTGGACTTTCTTCTTCTTCACCGAGAATAGTAGCTACTCCAAAATCTAGATCAGGATTATTTTCGACAAGTTGTGAAGCCATCATTTCTACACAACTTTGACAAATAAATGTATTTTCATCAATTGCAGAACTAAAAGTGATACGATTATTATCATTAGTATCGATTTCTTTACCGCAGTATGAACATTTCATTATTCTTCACCTCCGATGATCTCATCGATTAAACCCATTTTGAGGGCATCTTCTGGATCCAAATAATTATCGCGTTCACATGCTTTATGAATTTCTTCGTAAGTAGTTTTGCCATCAGATTTCTCTGCATACATAGTTTCGAGCTTCTTACGAAGTTTTTTAACTCGTTCAGCCGTAATTTCAATTTCGGTTTGTTGTCCTTCGACACCACTTAACGGTTGATGAATCATAATAGTAGTATTTGGCAAAACACTTCGTTTATCACCCATGCTTAATAGGAAACTACCCATACTTGCACACATACCAAATCCAATAGTATTAACAGGTGCTTTTACTAATTTTATTGCATCGTAAATAGCCATACCGGAAGTAATACTACCACCTGGACTATTAATATATAATGTAATAGGTTTTTTACTATCTTTGCTATTTAAATACAGTAAATGGGCAACGATAGAATTTGCCAAATTATCGTCGATAACATCGACTACGAATAGAATTCGTTCTTCAAGCATTTTGTCAAAAATGCCGACACGAGTCCCCTCAGTATCTTTAATTACACTCATTAATTTCTTCCTTTACTTCCTTATATTTATTGTTCATAATAGATCCAATAGCAGCAAAAATATTACCAATTTTGCTTCTATTTTCATCGACTACGATGCATTTATATGTTTTATATTTATGTTCTGTTTTAATTGATTGGTTTAAAAGATCAGAATTATTTTCGACTTTTTTTACAGGAGCTTTGCTATTAATAACTTTATTTTTTCTTTTGTTTATTTTCGATTCTGCTCCTCTTTTTTGAGCCAATAAAGCGACTTCTCTTCTTAATCGATCGTTGATTTTTGCCAGCAATTGCTTTTCTGTTTCGCTAAAAAATGGAGATGTTCCGATAACATAATCAAAATTTTCTTGTTGAAAATATCCTTTAGTACCATATAAATGATCTTTTAAAGATAGAACTGATAAACCAGAGTTTGCAATTCTTTCTTTAACAGTATCTCCATCAGCATTAGCAATTAACCAAATTCTAGCAACATTCATTGAATTCATTGAAGACCACGGTAAATATTTATTTTCTGGTCTTGCCATTTCAATAGCACACATAGAAGAAAATGCTGTAAATGTTTCAGTGCTAAAATTAATATTTCCTAAGTCTAAAATACGTTCGCTTAATCTGGCATAACCGCCTTCGCGTTTTCCAAACAGAATAACAGAGGCTTGTTCAATTTTATCAGAATATGCCATTGTTCCCTCCAACAAAAATAGCCCCTAAAAAGGGGCTTTATATATTATTTATTTTTTGTGTAGCATGGCGAGAATTTGTTCGCCTTCGTCGATAGTTTCTTCACTATCAGGATTATTATTAAAATAATCCATGATCTGACGCATGATAACAGATGGGTGCTCTTCACCGAAGAATGCCTGATCATAGATATCATTATCGTCAATTAAATAATTAAATCGACCATGTTCTTTATCGTAAGCAATTCTTTCTTCTATATTTTGAGGAGCATCTCCACGTTGGGACATGCGTTCTCGACATGTTTTTTCGACAACATTAAGATAAAAACCATAAACATTGCCATAATATTCTTTTAGTTCTTTAAGACCAGACTCGTCTAAAACAACAATATAGTTTAAATCTTTATTAATTTCATCAAGGTATCCTTTATCGATACCATATTTATTTCCGCCGTAATTAGTAAGACAAATATAATCGTTATCGTCCCATTCTTCTTCCGGAACATAAAAATATTGTCCTTCAGGATCATTTAAACGGCGACTACGGCTAGTCGAAGTAATAATACGTTTAAAACCCTTAACTTCGAACAAGCCAGCAAGTGTACTTTTGCCACTGCCAGAAGGGCCAGAAATTACGATAATCATTAACAAACCTCACTTTACTTGAGTAACAACATATTCGCCATCTTTAAATTCTGCAAAGAATCTTTTGTCGGCATATCTTTGTAATAAATAATCAGCATAAGGAACAAATTTTTCTGGACGTCGTTCATTAAAATTTGCACGAATCTGATTAATTAAAATACTGACATCCTCTTTGAAAGGTTCCTATCCATTAGATGCATATTTTAAGCAAAGCTTATAATATGTCTTACTC